AAGTGCAGATTAAAATCTGTACCAATCGCAGCATATTTCCATATGCGCAGTCCTTTTGTTCCAGCACCAGTCAATCCATTAGCCATGACCTCCATTGTGTACCCGTCATACGCTGATCCATCCACACTAGGAGGAAAGGAAGCCGCAGATGGCGCGGTAGTCTCAAATCTGTATGGTGTGTAATTTGGACAAAGAAAAGATAAACCAGATTGGGTGAACTGATTAGTCAAAGATTGACCAGATATACCCGAATTGGAATTATATCGGAAAAATGAAGAATCTGCACTTGTTGTACTTTTAGTACCAGTAGTCACAGAATCAGCAGCGGACATATTAATTTGGGGAATACGATAAACCTTCACAGATGATATCTGCGAATTGTTTTCAGTATTAAAATGCCAAATCATAGATCCTCGCTGACCCACGAAAGCTGGAGCTATCCAATTATAACAAGTGTTGTAAACATAATTACACTTATAAGTAGTTGCTGGGGTCACCAAACCTTTACCTGTGTGAATACCATTAGGATCAAATCCATAATAAAGTGGGAATCTTGTAAATACAGAATTCACCTTAACAAAATCGTGGGTAACATCCGTAACTGGTGATTGCACATAACTAAGGTTAGTTCTCCTCAATAAAACTCTAAGTGACCCTATGGCTTCTCCAAAATTCACGAGATGTCTCTCACTTGCAGCATCACGCACTTGAGTGCCTGCCACTAATTCTTGAGGTTGTCCATACACATCTTCAGACTGTGGAGTGAATACAGAATACGACTGACCAGGGTCAGACGGATTAGCAAATTCCAAATTGTCAGCTCCGCGCACAAAGACTAATATCTTTATGGCCGAACTAGCAACAGGAGCTGTTAACGTAGTCAATACTCTCATCACTATAGTCCCATTGTCATTGTAATCATTGAAACCAAATGTAGGTGTTGTGCTCGTAGACCAAGGAAGATTAGCATTTGAAAAGCTAGTATTCAACCTTAACCAAGCAGTAGCCTGTTGATAAGGAATTCTGATCTCTACATCACTGTCTTTGCCCAAATCAATGATCTGGGTGTGAACTGCTGATGATGACACTGTGTCGCTGATGATATTCTCACCTGCATATCCATAAGGATCAAAAGATACTCTAACTCTCCCTTTTTGATATTGAGATGCCACAAATCTAAATCTAAATATAACATCACCACGCCATGATTGAAAAAGATTAGCAACATACGCCATGGGAACCATGTCCACTAAGGCATTTGCATTAAAATCTGAATCAAACATCCAAGGGTTAACTCTACTTGAAAACAAAATATCATCTACAAGATTTGAAGTCGACCAAGTGGCTGCTGTCAAATATGACTCTTTCATAACAAGGTTTCTGATGCACAATTCATCTGTTGGAGGCAAACCCACGACTCGCGGATCTATGGACAATTCATTCTTAGAATCAATTGTTAATTTGTCCAACGGATAACCAACATCAGTAGTGGCTAAATTTGGAAAAGCGTTTGGCCTATAAGGCTCAGTCACATTAATAACCGGCACATTAGTGAATCCAAATAAGGATGCTATAGAAGATACGGCACTCGCACCTACTTGTGTTGCTGTAGCAAATCGCCCTATAAAGGGTATCTTTGTCAGCATCCCAGCAATATTTGCTAGAGCACTCGCTGGTTTAGATACTGGTCCATTACCATACTCATCTGAAGATTGCAAAGCAAGACCAACAGATGGACCCATAACCTCCACATTCTCTGCCCAAGCATAAACTTGTACAGTAACGCCAGATCCTGTAACACCATTTGCACTAACTAATGTAGTGTAATTGAGAAATGTTAAAGTACCCATATCAAGAAAGTCTTGATTCTTTTGGATACGGATCCAATTTCTGAAATTAAAGTATGGTAAAACCATATCACCTCCCTCATTATTTTGTGGATAAATCCACAAATGAGGTCGCTGTGAATATGGAATAAAATACCTAGTTCCAGCATCTTGCACAATAGTGCTAGGAGTTAGATTAGGGAGTGGTTGATACGACATCAAGGTAGCACCATAATAAAATGGTGAAGCATTTATTAGCACCTTGATTTTAAGATCACATTGGATAAAGGCATAATTATTCAATTTATTTTTTATTCTCGTATCACTAAAG